AATGCTTCTTCGGCTTTGGTAAACGTTAAGGTGTCTTTGTGTTTTTGAAATAATTCTTCTGCTATCTTATTTCTTTTTTCGACAAGCAATTCCATGTGTGCTTGCTTTGCTTTATCCCTGCCGTTTTTATCTTTACCCCTTTTAATATATCCGCTTAAACTCAATTTGACTCTGTTTTTTGTCGCTATTTTCTTTAACGGTATTTGTTTAAGACAAATATCTTGTACGTAATTATTATAGTATGCAATAAATTCTTTACCCTTACCGTGATGAATTAAATTAAGACCTTCTTGAATAAATTCCTCAATATATCCCGGCATTACCTTTGACTTAATAGTATTACCAGTTAATTTGATTTTTTCCTTCATTTCTCCGGTCTTCTTATCTTTCACTAATGAAAGTGTAGAATAATTAATACGTGAAAGGTTTAAACAACTAATATATTCTCCGTCATTATCAACACTCATATATGGCTTTAGCATTTCCTCATCGTTGAATTTTTCAATGAGTGCACTAATGCCTCTCTTGTCATTATACCTCCACATTTCAGTAATTAATCCCTCACTTAATCCCTCGGTTATTCCCTCATTACTAACCTCAATAGTTGTCTTTTCGGGTATTTGGAAGTTTATACCATCAGTGACAGCAAGCAAAGCCATACAGCCATATTTTCTAAACCATGAAATCGCATGACGTAATTCTAATCGTCCGCAACAAGTAATACGTGCAGCACAAATACTATCAGACCAGTTGAATGCTACTCCCGAACCCAATGCACCGAATAATGAGTTGTTCAATATCTTGACGGGTAACTGTTTAATCTTAAACATCGCTCTATCGGCATCGGTTATCTTATCCAATAATAATTTTCTATACACGTCTGCATCGATTTTCTCAAGCAACATCAGTTCTTCTTCGTTGAGTCTGTCTTTGTTTGCGAGTTTCTTATAGATGTTACGAGTTGTAGTAAGATATAATAATATTTTCTTAATAACACCCGTAATATCAAACATAGGAAAGATATCCCAAGTTAATTGAAGCATAGGGTATAGTGATGCGTAGTCGATTTTAACAATTTTCTCACTATAACCAGTTTTATAGCATCTCGCAAGACCACCGCTAAAACCTTCTTTCTTTTCACAGTATGGTATGGCAATATCGTTCTCATAACTCCAAGCCGTTAAAAGCAAGTTCCAAATCGCAGCAGTACCCATTGTACAGATTTTCTGATAATTGGTTGGAACGATTTTAGCCAACATGAATGATGATTGGTTATAGAGTTCATCAACTTGTTCGGTTTCCCAAAGGTCGTCAAGGAGATAGTTCTTAACGAGATTCTTACCAGTAATGAATGTCGTGAGTTTGTTTGGTAATGCTTCGAGTCTGAACCAAGTGACAAATTCTGGAGATTCTTTCAAATATTGTGTTTTTATTGACTTATATTCATCGTCCGAATAATTTGGCTTATTTAATTGTAGTTTAAATAATTTTCTTGCTGTGGCTTGATACTCACCAGGAACATTGAGATAATTATTGTTCTCGTCAATAAGAAATATGTTGTTCTCTGCATAATATCTGCCAATAGAAAGGTCTTCTCCGGGGATATATGTTCGGTTTGGTTTAGCAATTTTTTCGAACTTAGAAACGTATTTCAAACCTGTTGCCTTCAATTCGGTGTTCACAGCAGCAGTTCTTTTGGATGCGTGAATAATATCAATAACAGAGTAACCCCACATCTCAGTTGCCGTAAATTTATCGGCGGTATTGCCGTACTTAACGCTTGTGTTTGGTTTTCTTTTGATTCCAATATCGTTTCTAAGTGATGTGGGAATTTTACTTAGGTCCATTTTAAGTTCTTCTGCTCTGCCAAGAAGATATTGGAAGTCAAAGTCCTCTGAATTATATCCGCAAATAATCGCTGGCTGTAGGATTGATATGAGATTGAAGAAATCTTGAATTAGTTTTATTTCAGCATCATTATCATCAAGTTTCTCGGCTTCCAATATGATTTTAAACCCTCTGTTATCCATAACACCAATAGCAAAGACTCTCGACCTCTGATGTCTTAAACCAGTGGTTTCGATGTCAAATACAACCTTATGAACGTCCTTGTATTCTTCTATACCCTTATATAGTCTCGACTGTGTTGAGATAAAGAATTGTTCGTAGAGTCTTGGTGAATAAAACATATCCTTATAAAGATAAATCGGTTCATCCTTTTCATCTTTTACAATATTACCCGCTTCATCCCTAGCCTTTTCATATGGATAAATCTTTCCGTCCTTTAAGAAATTGATGATACAATTATATGATTTACTACTTGTTAATTTATAACAATAACCATGCTTGAGCCTTTTTTGATTCCCAGTCTTAAGCGGAGTAATTGTTATTCCGTATTGCTTTAGTTTATTCGGATATATCATTTGGTCACTAGCATATAACTTCATGCCTTCCAAGGTTAAATCCTTCATATACATAAAAGGCTGAAATTCAACCTTTTTAATTATTTTATCTTTTCCGGGTTCATGTATTACACATTCGGCAAAATTACTGTCGGGATGTGTCTCTACATTCACCAAGTATTTTAAGTCAGTATTATACCCATCAAGAAAGGCTTTTATTTCTCCAAGAATTTCTAATTTATTCATTCTAATTTTTTAATATTGTGTATGTTAACGTTTTCTTTTTACTATTATATGTATATTTTCTATCTTTAACGGTAAAACTATTGTTCTTTAGTGCCGACTCAGTATCAATTGGTATTATTCCCGATAGCCATAATGCACTCACACTATTATTTCCCAACACCCTATAATGGTCGTTTTTGTTTTTTATTTCAAAGTCCAAATGTAATGCATCTTTTTCATTATTCAAAAGGTTTTGTAAAATATATGTGAAAGCAGAGTTTATATCTTGTTTTGCTCCTCTTTCAGAAATGTCGACATCAAACATAATTGAATTAAGTAAGAAATCCCGGAATGGATTAACACCCCACTTATAAATTTTTCCCATGCTTTTGTTTAATAATTTTAATTAAATCGTTAATAATACTTTGATTGACATCAGACTCATACTTTTCACCATCAATTACTTGAGAAATTTCTGCTCTTTTGGATTCGATTAAATTGAAAACATATTCATCAATAGTATCCTTATATATAAAAACGTATGCATTTACGGCATTCTTTTGTCCGATTCGGCTTAAACGGTCAGTACATTGGTCAAGTGCTCCGGGTGTCCAAGGTATTGTCAGCATACCAACCTTACTTGCTGCGGTGAGGGTAAGACCTTCTTTAGTTGTTCCCTCAGAACCTAAAAATATTTTTATTTTTCCATTCTCGTTTTGAAAGTCCTTGACAATCTCTGCACGAATGCTATCTTTTTCATCACCAGTATGCAGTGCACTAATTTCTGGATATAATCGATTTAGTTTATAAAGACTATCCTTAAAAAAATCTATGGCAACAAATTTTTCACCACACTCTAAAATAGAATCAATTAGTTCTTTTACGTTGTTTACTTTTAAATGTGACGTATATTCCCTTAACTTACCCATTATTGATAGAGGATTATGTAGATTTTTATTTAAAAATTCATTTGCAACGCCCTCCTCAAGGGCATAGTAGACTTCATATTCTTTAGGGGTCATTTCCAAAACTATTCTCTGATATGTTTTTTCTGGTAAATCTTTTAGTACTTCAGATTTTTTCTTTCTGTAGATGAACGGAGCAATTTTATGAAATAGTTCATCGAATTTTGCCATACTAATATTCGTCTCCCACCCAAATCCATCTAAATTATATGTCATTCCACAATAATATGTGAAAAAATGGTTTTTTGTTGGAAAATCAGTCGGTGAAATCTGGTGCAATACTGTATATAATTCTGCTGATTTTGAGGGTGCTGGCGTTCCCGACATAAATACTTTAGAAACCTTACCGTTTCTAAAAATTTCGTCTTTGAATAATCTCTTAAAATTTTTGTAAGTATTTGAGCCTGTGGACTTTAGCCTGTGCGATTCGTCTGTGATTAAACAATCTATTTTACCAATGTTAAGGTTGTTAAATTTCTTTTTTACTTTATCATAATCAGCAGAATTAAAATATTCGTAGTTAACAATAATGTACCTAGCATCTTCAATTGTGCATTTATTTTTTTTACCTATAATAAATGCGTTTGAATTTGTGAATTTTTCTACCTCGTTTCTATATGTAAATTTAAGACTATTTGGGGTTATTACAAATACCTTGTTGAATGCGTTCATTTCAGCATATGTAATGGAAATTAACGATTTTCCAGTTCCCATGTCTAGTGCCAGGAGAAGATTTCTTGTAACATTAAGAAACATTGCACTAACTATTTGATGTGGGTAAAGATGAACCTCTGGTTTTAAAAACTTATGAATATCTTCACTATACTTTTCATATGTTTCTTCTAGTTCTTTTTTATATTGAACCCACCGCTCTTTTTTAACGTCAAGGTCGGCGATAAATTTACGTTTTTCTTCTTCAGCAATTTCAATTTTACGAATTTGTTGAATAAAAATTTTGCGACTATCTTCACTACCAAAATCAAAATAAATTTTATTAGAACCCTTATATTTTTTAATTAATAGAAACAATGATGATGTAGTAA